GACCTGCGCCCGCGCCTCCTCAAGACTATCGTGGTTCAACAGCCGTCCGAGGGCGGACTTCTCCTCCAGGGCACTGACCTTTGCGTTCGCCGTAGCGAGCATCCGTTTGTAGGCTATGTCAAGCGCAGCCACGGGGTCAGCGGTCTCGGCGATCGTCCGCTTGAGTGTGTCGTAGGCCATTGCCGACGCCGTGCTCTCCTTCGTGCCCTGGAACAAGGCGTAGTTAAGCTCGCTGATAAGGTCGCGTACATTCGTCAGTACGGTGTAGAGGATGCCCGTTGAGCCGCGCAGCGAGAGGACGAAACCCTCCCACGCGCTCTTGACCTCCTCGACCGCACCCTTGACGTTGTGCGTCATCGTCTCGTACATCTCGTCGAGCGCACCGTTTGTGTTGCCGAGTTCCGCATAGAGCGCCCGGCAGTCATCAGCGCCGTTGACGAGGGCGAGGAACGCAGGCCCTGCGTACTTGCCCACGAGGTCGAAGGCCTCCGTTACGCCCATGCCTCCGTCCTTGAGGCGCGCAAGCCCGTCGATGAGTTCCTCCATCGTCTTCGGCTGCTGGCCGAGCGCCTGCACCAGCTTGCTGCTGCCGTTTCCGAGTTCGCCCATCACACGGCGCAATGCCGTGCCCGCGCTGCTCGCGTCGATGCCGGCGTTCGCCAGCGTGCCGAGCAGGGCGATAGTCGCCTCCGTGTCAAGGCCGACGGCCCGCGTCACCGGGATCAGCTTGCCCAGGGTGCTATCCAGATAGCCGAACGAAAGCGCGGACTTGCTCGTACTGACGGCCATCACCTCCAGCATCTGCCCGGTCTCGTCTGCCGTGAGGCCAAAACCGCGCATCGTTGCACCGGCGCGCGCTGCGGCGCTGGCGAGGTCTGTTCCGACCGCCGCCGCAAACTTCAAGACGCTCTCCTGCATTGCAAGGATTTCCGGCTCGGCGAAGCCCAGCTTGGCGAGCTCCGTCTGCAGGTCGGTGACCTGCGAGGCCGTGTACTGCGTCCGCCGTCCGAGGTCGATTGCCGCGTCCGTCAGCGTCCCCATCTTGTCCACCGTCGTGCCCAGGATGGACGCAAGGCGGGACTGCGCCGCCTCAAAGTCCGTGATAGTCTTGACCGTCCCGCCAAGAATCTTGAGCGCTCCGATTACCGCCGTAACCTTGGCAGCAACGCCGCGCATCACCTCCCCGAAGGACTTGCTGCGTTTCTCTGCATTGTCAAGGCCGCGGTTGAAGTCGTTGGACTTCAAGCCCAGCTTAACCCATATATTTCCTAATAGGCTCATTACTTGATTGTTTCGAATAGATTGTCAAGTGCCGTCATCTGCTTCTTTGTCACCTTGACGATGGTCGGCTTGTAGTTCCGGCGCCGCCGTTCCTCGGCTTCCTTGTCCCCAGGCAGCGGGAAGAACTTGCGCGGGTCTCGTTCCTTACGGACGCCCTTGCTAAAGACCGGGATGGCGAGGTATATCTGATGAGCGATGAAGCGGGCACGCAGCCAGGCTTCATAATCCGCCTCGTCCTTACCCTGGCGGAGCGCCCGCAGTTCCGTCCAGCTGGTGGTCTCTGCCTCGCGTTCCGTCTTCCCACAGCGCCCAATCAGCCAATCGCGCGTCGGCTCCCACTCCTCAATGAGCGAAACCGGGGACGGCTTTCCGCTACGTCTTTTTTTTTTGCGGCCTGCGCCTCCGAAGTGATCTCCTCCAGCGTCTTGCCCGTCTTGAACTCCACGATAATGCGCATCAACTCGGCGAAGCGGGCCTTCCCCTCTCCAGCCGCCCAAGCCTCGAAGTCCGCAAGACGGAGCACCTTGTCCGGCATCTTGCGCCCGTCATACTCCGCGACATCAAGCGCGTTGCGGTAGGCGAGGTACACGTGCTTGACATACACCTGCCAAACCTCTGCGGCATCCGTGGGATCGTGCAGCGTGAGGTCGAGGCCCTGCGTCAACGACCGCTTATAAAGCGAGGGGGTGACAAGCAATTCCACTTCCACCCCCTGCACCTTGATTATCTGCTTCGGATTGACCATACGTTACGCCGGGTAGGTGATTGTCGGGGCACCGTTGCCCTGGAACGTCACGTCGCGGGAGAGGATGCCGTTGCGTTCGGCGGTCTCGCTGATGCTCGTGATGATGGCTTTGCCCGCCGTGCCTTCCAGCACGGTGCTGCCGTCCAACTCGCCGATGAAGATGTTGACCTCCTCGCCACTGACAAGGGCCTGTAGGAGCTTCTTCTGCTCGTTGCTGGCGCTATTGTCGAGGTTGAAGGTGGCGTTCGCCGTCCAGTTCTTGTTTCCGCTGATGAACTGATCCCACTCGCTGGACTTGTCGCTCGCGTCGATGGCGTTGTTCGTATAGTCGATGCTGTTGTTCTGCTCGCCCGCGATCCAGGTGTGGGTCGTGGTGCTCTGGCTGGTGGTGCTGAGATACACCCGCCGCTTGTTGCCGCTCTTGACCATAGTAGTTATCGTGTTAATTGGTTGTTGTCTTGCTTACGTTGGCGCGGTACTGCGTCCTGCGCCGGATGATGAGCTGGTCGGCATCGCCTACCTCGACGATCTCCGTACCGAGCTCCTTGTAGATATCCACGGCGGTGAAGTCCGCCATCGTGACGGTCTGCTGGCCGACGAGGGCCGTCTCTGCATCGTCGCTGAGGCCCGCCGCCTCCTCATAGGCATTGAGGCTGATCGCCTCGACCACGAAGCCAAGTTCGCGGACATCTTCGTCTTTGTCGATGCTGCCGCTCTCGGTCACCTCCGTCAACTCGATACGCGGGAATACCCGCACGTCTTTGCTGACGGGCAGGCTTTTCGCCCGCAGCGCGGCAATGATGCCCTTGCGCAGTTGCGCCTCTGCCGATTTCGCTTTCACGTCCATCACTTCTTCGGTTTGAATTTGCCGACGGTGCGCTCAATGACGCCCGTCATAAAGTTGTCAATCTTTCCACGGTACTCTTCGTATGCAGGCTTGAGGAAGGGGTGTGCCTTCGTGCCGTGGTGCTTGATATACCAAGCGATAGAACGCGCTGCGTCGCGTCGCCGTTGCTCAAGACTTCCTTTTCCTTTCGGGTTGATGCGCTTCTTTACCAGCCATTGATAGAGGTCGTGCTGCGGCGGCATCCCGCCCGCTTTGCGACCGTTCTCCACCCAATAGGCGTAGCCGGCATAGAATCCGGCATCAACTGTCCCATCAGGTTGTATAACGGTTCTTCCGCTATCGCGCAGCGTGCCCTCGGCTATGTTCCCGTTCTTCTTGAGCGTCTGCTTCGCCCTTGCGACAATGCGCATACCAAATGCGGCAAGCCCGTTTTTCGCCTCGCGCAGCACCTCGGAGCGGAAGACGCGGATATTGATGCGCAGGGCCTTGAGGCTCTTTTCGTCAATATAAAAGCCGTCCTTCGTCATACCTTCGCCCTCCTGCTGCAATAGATGCGCAGCCAACGGCCACGCATACCTTCATCCTCGATGCTGTCGACGGATAGTTCCGTACCGCGCCAAATGATCTTCTCGAAGCGGCCCGGCACGAAGCGCATACGCACCTCATACGCCTCGATCTCAGCCGTCTGGTAGTGGTTCATCTTAACGATCCCGGAGAGCATCTGCACCGACGCGGGGAACGGGCCGAGGCATACGTCCTCGCCAGCAGCCTGCACGCCGTAGGCATCCTCCTTGATGTCACGGCGCACGAGCGTCACCGTCTCGCGCAGGGCTCGCGCCCGCAGGTTCGTGGAACTACTGAACAACATATCCGGCTGGGATTCTTGCGTATATCCTTTGTTCCTCTTCCGTGTTGCCGTCCCAGATAGCGACGGCCATCTGCCACACCAGCGGCGCGAATTCCTGCACGGTAGCCTCGTCCGGCGCTACGGTGTAGCGGATCGTGAACGACCCCTCGTAGGGGAAGGCGAAGCGGCTCCCGCAGGCAAAGCACTCAGCCGTGACATCTGCGCCCGTGCGGACATCCGTCACGGCGTCCACCGACGCGACGGGCGGCATCCATAGCTGCACCGCTGCTGCGTCCTCCACCGTCTCTTCGATGGTGCAGCCCAGCAGGGCGATGTCCGCATACTGCGCCACCCTAAGCGCCGCGCTTCGAAGGACGGCCCGCAATTCGTCGTCGCGGGTGCAGTCCACGATGTTCGCGTAAGCCTTGAGGCGGTCGAGCGTGAGGATGCTGCTCTCTTGTGTGGCAGTGATGCGCATAGTCTTAGAGGAT